TAGCAACTGGGTAATGGTTATAAACCTTACCATTGGTGTCCTGCCACGCGAAACGACCAACAGTAACTCCGCCCGTACCTGCTACCAGCGCCGAATCCCCAACAACTGCCGACGCCCAAGGATTGATGGACGAAAAATCGCCCTCAACGCCGGGAGCCGGGAATTGGTTAACTTGTCTCTGAAAACCAGTCATGTTACTACTCCCTTAAGCACGCTTGAAGCGCGAAATGTCAGCAAAACGAGATACAACAGAGGTCGCCGCACCCGAATCCATAGCCATTGTGGAAACAGCGGGTTTGCTCTGTTTGAGAGCTAATTCCACAAGGGGGCGAAACGCGCTGGAATGCACACCGGTGGTATCTACCCCAGCGTGGTCAAGGGCGAACTTGTATACTGCGGCGGCGCTGTCGAGGGCAACTACCCCAACCAACGGAGCCACCAATTCGCGGGCGGAATGCAGCGCATTAACTTCGGCCACGGCTTGCTTAACAGCGGCGTCCATGGCGGTCTTCTTCTCTTCCATTGCTTTTTCCTCTTCGTCCTCGTCGTTCGGCTCGTCGTCTTGTACCGGACCCGTTCCTAGTTTATCAATCATGTCGGAGATGATTTTATATTCATCTTCATCGAACTTGCCCTTCATTTTTTCTTTAAGCACATCTGCTGGGGATTCTTCGTCCGCGGCAATGTCTTCTTCTTCATCTGCTGGGGATTCTTCTTCACCGGTAAGAGCGTCAAGTAATTTATCAAGATAGGCTAAGCTGGCATCCTCCACCAATTTGGCCGCTTTTGCGCGTTTAGTCATTTCTGTTTCCTCAGCCACTTGGGCCACAAAGGGGTTTGCGTCGCTAACCATAACATCCGGCCCTGCGCGACCTGTTTCCACGAGGGCTACATGATTGCCCACTATGTTGCGCATCACGCCGTCGTACTTTACGCCGTTAAAGGTACCTGATTGCATGTCAGGTGTAAAGCGATACGCGGCAGATAACTCTACCACGTCACCGGATTCTATGGCGGCGATGGCCGCGGAGTCCCACACAATGAGGGACGCCTGTAAATAGGGGTCTTTAAACTCCACGTCTGAACCGAGCGATCCCACTATGTCGTCTTTCATTGGTTCGTCCGCGGTAGTCACAATATGGCGGGCCATCAATGGTAAGTTGACAAATGTCGGTGCGGCTTTTGCAAGCTCCCCCGGATCGCGTAGCATCATATACACGCGGTTAGGCTCTAATGACGGGTCGTCAATCTCAGACCCAAGATATGGATTAACCACCGCCTTCGAAAAATTCACACGTGCTACATGCAGACGCCCGTCCACATCGGTTGATCGCAGAGATTTATCGAATGCTATATTCATGGGGACGGATAATATCATAGATTGCTACTATACCGCAACATTAGGCACAATTGCTCGACATGTGCATCGACAGTTAATCTCTTGACCGGGCTGGATGTACTCACCCTCCACCAGGAGGCCTTTGCTTAACTCGTATACTTTGCCGTTGGCGGCCACATGAGAGGGACGCGGGGTTTTACCCGCGTGGCTATGGTGCCACACTGCTTGAGTAACCCCAAGGTCTAACAGGCTATCCCGGTGGATGACGGCTGTTGCCTTACGATTCTGGTCCCGCGCTATAAGGGCCGCTCGTTTTTTGGTTAACCCGTACTCTTCACGTAGTGACGTTGCCAGCGTCTTGAGATCGCCTCCGCTGGACACTGCGCGCATTACGTCCCCCTCGACCTTTGCCAAGAATTGTTGCGGTATGCTCTTTATAAGGCTGACATTCTCCGCTATTACGGCTTCGTAGGTATCTCGGATACGCGCAGTATCCTTAAATTGCACACTAATGCCTGCAACTGACATAGCGTCCTTGAGGGATGCCCGAGCGTGTGCAAAATTACGACGAGCAAATCTGTTGGCAATAGCTTCCGCCGTTTTACCGAACCGGGCCACCCAACGCTCTTGGAGCACCTGTATGGTCACATTGAGTTTTCGAGCGGGGGAGACATAGGCGTCCAGCGCCAAGGTCGGGTACTTGCGCCATTCCGCCTGCACCCAATAGGCCACACTGGCGGCCATTTCGTTTATGAGTGCGTCCAACTCCAGTTTGTACGCCATCCCCACCCCGATATTGGGGCGGACAGCGCGTATCTCAGTAGGTTTCATCGGCATCTGGTGTTTCCGGTATGTCTTCCACGGCAATGCTGGTATATCCGCTGAGTGGGTCGGATGCTAAACGAGCGCGTTCTTCTTCCTGAGATACTACCCCCGCAGCAATGTATATTTGACCTGTTTCTGCATCGGTCTTGCGTATTACTGCTGCTTCGGTTTCATCCGCGCTATCCAACGGTTCGAAACGTATACAGATGCTGTCGTCGATTACTCCGAATAGGTGTAGTTGTACTATATCTAAAACACGTTTTAGCGGGCGAAGAAACATGTCATTTTGCATGGCTGCAATGTGATCATAAAATACTTTGATTTCGCCCTCGCTACTAGCATTGAGGCCACTTGGAGTTATGCCCAGGAGTTTAACCAATGGTATGTGAGATGGGGCTGCCATCTGTTCCTGCGCCTGCGCCTGTAACGCCTCTAGGCCCGAGAGCGGGGTATTCACTTGGAAAAACTCTTCTGTTTCTTTGTCTATCAGCATCAAACCGCGGTTGTCTCGCATCTGATTGAACATGCGAGCGCGACTTATCATCCCTTCATTGCCTCCGTTAGGCCCCAGCAGCGTGCTGAGGTCGGTCTTGAGGCCGCTGACGCTGAAACTGTGCAACATGTCTGACACCGACTGCCGAGTACGCAACCAGTTCTGCACGTAAGGTTCCGCTAATTGGCTCAAGCTGAGACCACTGAAGTTATATGACGGCTTGAGCATATCTGGGACTGGACGAGACACGAACTGCAACAGCCTAGTAGAGTGCATCTGCTTGCCTAGTACCCACCATGCTGTTGGCACGTAAAAATCCGAGTCAAGGGGGTTTACCGCGTTATACGTATAAGGACTTGTCCATATGGGCTCGACATTCACCAACGCTTTGAGGCTGCCCTGTTTGATTGTTTGCTTAGCTACCACAAGGGGTAGCTTTAGCTGCTCATCATTGGCGCCTTTGATATCGACGGCGATAACTCCGCGCCCGAAGAAGCCATCGTGTTTAGCAGCCAATAAGAACTTATCACGAACCTGAAAGAATTTGAACGCCGCTTCAATTTCTTCTATTTTACCTGATACGTCCCCATCACCGTGGGATTCGAAACAAATCCATTTGCGGCACATCTCTTGCGCTGTGGTCTCAGCCATGGCTCTGTACTCAGACACTTGCGCCAGTTCGCTCAGAACCTGAAACCCTGGAAATCGATGCTGCGAGTACTGCATAGTGGAGTTAAGCCATTCCAGGTTGCTACCGATAGCGCTGTCCATGGCGATTTGATGCGGGTTTTCACGTGCTGCTGCGGGTATAACTCCCGGCGGAGGAACGTATCTCTCGTGCGCGTACTGCCTAGCTGGGGGTACATCAGGGTACAGGACGCCATCAGGGTACAGGACACGTGGTGCTTCAACGGGTGGAGGCGCTGTAACTGGAGCCGGGGCGTCGATACGAAACAAACGGGCTAAAAGATTCATAGTTGGCTTAATGCCTCATCGGAAATAAAAAATGCCCGACGACGTGGATATAAATCACGTAGGGCTTGTGTGGTGGCATCTACTTGGTCATCGTGGCTGGATGCCGGGAACATGGTTAACTCATCTACATACTGTTTAATCCATGGCGCTAGCGCTGGGTCCGGCAAGTATACATTGCGCCCCTCCCATATATCCGCTACTGCGTAAGCACGAGCAAGTTTAGAACCGTCAGGCTCGACCGCTATCATACCATGTATCTCCGTGCGAAGCGAGTCAAGAATAGCCGGTCCGTTAGCTTTGTCCTCTACGAGTTTGCGTTGAGCCTGCGGCCATGCGGCTGACAGAGCTTTTACTGCGGCTTTACTGCGCGTAAATGTCATACGATCTCGGGTTTGCGCCAGTAGGTATGCATTGGCCCCTATCTTACCCCAGACTTGCCCTACCACGTAGTCCGACCCATCCGTGTCTTTAAATGTCATGTCCCACGATTGTATTACCTTGTCAAATCGTTCAGGGACAACTCGATAGTACTGCACACATGAGTCTGAGAATACATTGCCGCCGATTGGCTTGGGGGATTGCTGATACATGGCGGACCAAAAGTACTCAGACATCGTAGCTTTTATTTCCTCCAGTTGAGACATAGGATGCAACGCCGGGACTAACGCCCCCTCTGGGAGGTCGGTAGTGTAGTGGTGCTCTCCCGGCACATTGATGGCTGGGAACCGTAGTGTAGTAAGACGGGGGTCCCCGTGGTGCTGGTCCATCACACGCCCGGATAGATCGTCCAACGCCCACGACGTGGCCATAATGATCTGTCCGCTACGTTTACTAAGACGAGTCAGGAACGTACTGGTGTACCAGTTCCATACGCTATTCTTGACGGTATCTGATAGTGCTTCGGCAGCGTTTTTTATTGGATCATCGATGATCCCGATGTCAATGGCTTTACCAGTAAGTGGGCCGCCTACCCCCACACTGAGGTATGACCCAACATGACCCGGAACGCCAAAACGGTGCCCGGTGGCCTTAACTTTGGTCTCTTTGGATGACAGGTTGGTGCCCGGGAATAGCTTAAGGTACTCGTCACGACGCATAATGGCTTGCACGTCAGTGCACATGTCCCCCGCAAGGTCTGATCCATAGGACGCCCCCGCCAGTCTCAATGATGGGTTACGCCCTAATAGGTATGCAGGTAAGTACCTCGACACAATGGTGCTCTTACCATGTTGAGGCGGGGCTTGTAGGATCAATACTGGACGCAAGCCCTCTCCAACATCGAGCA